CACTTCGGCAGCTATGTACTTGGAATCCACTCCGGCATCATGCAGGGCTTCCTTGATGTTCTTTACCATCATATTTACGGACGGGAGTTTCTCTTTCTTCTCGCTCTGCACCTTTTTGCTTGTCTTGCCTGCCTTGAACTTCTTCTCTACCTGGATGAAATACCTGCGCACCTGCTTGCCTTTTTCGTTACGCTCAAGCATTGCCATTTCCTTTGCGGTGTCAAGTCTGATGATGTGATCTTTCTTGGTCTGACCGGAAGGTGCGCAAATTTGAGCGGCTTCAAAATCTTCATTCTCAATAGCATCCACATCCAATAATCTCCGTGATGACCAATCCTTATATGGTGTTCTTACTCCAAGAACTTCATGAAGTTCCGAACCATACACTACCTTTTCCCCAGTGCTCGTCTCATATACCGGTACTAACTCATTTTCAATTACTGTTAAATCATTCATTGCTAACTATTTCCTTTCTTCAAAAATTGACTTTTCCACGGAAATAAGCTACAATGCACATAGAAATAGTGCTTGCACTTATTTCCAGTTGTGAGAGTAAACACGCACTCGCCAAAGTTACCGTGTTTGCTCTTTTCTTGTTTGCAAATACTTCTCAATCATTTCTGTTACGAGTTTCTTTGCTGACGTTCCCTGCTTCAATGCCTCAATCTTGATGGCGGTATGCAAGCTTTCGTCCATATCAACTACTAAACGTTTCATATTTTCACCTCCAGTGCAGTACGTTTTGTACTATTTCTGCATTTATAATAATACGTCATGTACTTTTTGTCAATGCTGATTTACTTTTTTTAATATATAACCTATAATAAAAGTACAAAAAGGACGGTGATACTATGATTCTAACTCGAATACGTGAACTACGCCTTGAAAAAGGTCTTACAATCAAAGTTCTCGCCACTGAACTAAATATTAAAGAATCGACCTTAAGCAAATACGAACGCGGCGAAAGAGAACCAAGCATTGAAGCACTCGTACTACTGTCTGAGTTTTTCGATGTATCTGTTGATTATCTTGTAGGGAAAGATGATTATAAACTCCCTGAACACAAATCCATCTCCACCACCCTTGGCATTGATGAAAAAACTATTGATGTTTTAAAATCCCTCGCCGGGAATCCTGACGATGATTATCCCGACGATATTACAGAACTGGATTATTTAGAAGCCATTATGCAACATCCACAATTTCCCACTCTCATGTTGCAAATCAATTCTTATTATGTTTACACCACCGCAGATTGGAGTAATTATCCTCCTTACTATGTCGACCCTAACGGTCAAAAAATACCAATTACCATTGAGGATCTAAAAAACTCTGCCTTACAAATCATTCAAACAACATTTAAAGGCATAGTGGAAAGTATTCCAACAGCTCCACATATTCTTAACAAAGAATAGTATAAAAATCCCCGCCTACGTTATGTAAGCGGGGATTCTCTATCTTTATAATTCCACTCTATTCATCCTAGCTGTAATTTTGGGTTTTAATTGCTCTATCAGCTTTGCACATTTTTGAGTATTAGGATATTCATCTTTTAAAACAAACGTCTGTGCTTCACCATCTGCATTTTGATATTTCACAATTGCATAGCATTTTACCTCACGTTTTGTTTTTGTCTTTGGTGCAGAACCAAGCACCGCTCCTGCCACTCCAAAAGTTGCTGCTCCAACAATTCCTTTCGCCAAACTGCTTTTCTGATATATGCTTTCATCAATATCCATCTGAAAATCAACATTATGTATTTTCTCATACAATAATGTCATTTCTGTCCCAGCCCCGGAAATTACCATTTCCTGAGTTTTAAGCATAACTTTGCATTTACAATTTTCTGGGATTGGCAACCCTACAACATGCACGATATCTGTATATTCCTTAGTTTGATCTTTCTTACCAAATAACCCCATAATAGTTCCTCCCTAATAATTTGTGAAATTATTATACACCTCCCTTCTGCGTTTGTCGATATTTAGGCTCCATCCCGGACTATTTCCATCGCCTCCAATACTCGCGTGGTCAATCCGTCCACAATGCCGTCCAGGTCATTGGTATTATGCACAGTATTACTCATCCCGGACATATCCACCTTGATCTCCGCCGTCGTAAAACGGTTGATTGCCTCCTGCTCCGCAATATCACGCAGATACTTAAGGTCCTCTTCTGAAACATCCAGCGAATCCGAGATGTTCGATGTATCACCTGCTATGTTGGCAACATTCGCAGCCATATCAGATGCGGCTCCATAGCTGCCTAACGCTCCGGTGTCTCCACTGTTTCCAAGATCCTTGATACCACCAAAGAAATCAGAAACTTTGTTCTCTACACCCTGTCCGAAATCATATCCCTTGTTGTATGCAGTCTGATAATCGACATAATCCATCTTGCCGACCTGCTCAACCCAGCCTGACTTATCCTTGACCGCCTGCTGTGCCTCTTCCAACTTTGAGTAGAATCCATCTAAACCGCTGGTAATATTGACTTCAACTCCCGGTATTTTGTTCAAAAGTGTCTGTATCGCACTCGCAAGATTCGAGATATATCCAAGGACTGTAAGACACAGATCATAAAACATCACCTCTACTGCCGCGACAGGATTATTAAGTACATTCCCGAAAAAATTCGCCAGCGTGGCAAACCCATTCCATGCCGGAACAACAAACGTGTTAATTATATGTGCTCCCAGTGCGGCAAATATTCCAGCTACAACCCCGGTCGCACTATAGGCGGTATGTTGTGTTTTGTTAATTGCTGCAACAATTAAATATATCGCAGCTATAACAATAATAATAGCTGCCACAATCCATGTAAGCGGACACGCCAATAACGCCGTATTAAACCCATATTGGGTTGCTGTAGCTATAGCAGTTTCTGATGCTTCCTTTTTCGTAAAAGCTGCATGCGCGTATGATGCCAAACACAGGGCAACTTTTATTCCTGTACTGACTGCCTCTACCGTTTTTACAACCCCTAAATACGTTGCATACGCCGCTAGTGCCGCCGCTACTCCACCTATAACTGGTGCGATCATTGACCAGTTGTCCACGATATACGCCCCGCCCGTTACCATTACATCGATCACATTCAAAGCGATCGATGCCGCCCCGGACAGGGCATTCATAATTCCGGTCAATGCCGTTTGCATATGCTGATCGTTTGCCATCTCATTCAGCCGCTGTAGTACCGGTTGAAATGTCATAAGTGCCTGATTGGAGTAATATGTCCATAGCTGTCCCCAGGTCATCGGCATAGAGTTGAACTTTGCATCTATATCATCTGCCGCCGCAAACATTGCGTTCTTTACAATATCCGCGGTGATCTGTCCATCTGATGCCATTTCCCGGATCTTACCGATTGGAACATCCATGTAATCAGCCACAGTCTGGATCAAGTTCGGTGCCTGCTCGAAGATACTGTTCAACTCATCGCCACGGAGCACGCCAGACCCTAACGCCTGTGTCAACTGTAAAAATGCATTGGACGATTCTGTTGCCGATGCCCCGGCTATCGTAAACTGCTTATTTACCAGCTCCGCGAACTGCACAATCTCGCCGGTCGATGCAAAAGCATCCCGGGCATTATTTCCGAGTTTCGCCACCGATGCAGCTGTATCCATATAAGACGCCCTGGAATTCTGCGCCGACAGGAAGATCATCTGCGAGAGTTCATCTGTCGTCTGCATCGTCCCATTCAAAGCATTATACTGCGACACCATC